GTTAATCGACGTACCCGCAGCAAACGTCACGCTCTGGTCTGTGCCAATCGTCTTCGCAGTCGTACCAGCACCCGTACCCGTCTTGAGTTCCAGTATCCCGGTGTTGTCCGATGTAACCTGTACACCGTCTGTTGCGTTACCCGCTTTAATAACTGATGCCATGATCTATCCTTAAACGACTACCCACCGTGAGCCATTCGATACCGTTACCGTCACGCCGTTATCCACCGTGATCGTGCCAGCAGATACCCCGTTATCACCACTAGCAATCGTGTAACTCGTCGATACGTTCGCTGCATTGATAAAGATACCGTTAGACGCTCTTGGTACGCTCGCACTAAACTCCCCCGTAGAAGGCTTGTAGAGCAACTTAGCGTTCGAGGTATATAAGTTCTCAGCCGTACCGCTTGTCGCCCCTGCAAAGACCGGATACAGGTTACTCGCCGTACTCGTGTCATTTGAGAGTGCCGATCCACCAATCGACTTCCACGCCGGAGATGAACCGCTGTAGCCCTCAAACTGGTTCGTCGTGGTGTTGTACCGCATCATGCCCGTTGCAGGGCTTCCCGGCTGTTCTCCAGTCGTACCCTTGCTGATCAGCAAAGCGCCCGTTGACGTGAACGACGAATCAGCCGACGCGGTTAACGCGCCCGTGATGCCCAACGTCGAGCCGTTCCATGTCAGGTTCGCCGAATCAACTAAATTGCCACCCGTACCTGCATAAGTAACGCGACCTGAAGTCAACGAAGAATCGGTCAGGTCATTGACTGTAAGGGTTGTGCCGTTGAAGGTCATATTGGCAGAGTCAACCAGCAGACCACCCGTGCTTGCATAAGGTACGCGAGTTGAGGTCAATGACCCCACAGTTAAGTTTGTGCCTAAGAAAAGGCTACGTGGACGAGTAGCCCCTGACGCACCGATGTCGTACGTGTTGTCGGTGAAGATCAGATTACTGGTGATCGTGCTGTTGACCGTAAGGGTATCTGCCGACGAGTCTCCAACAGTTACGTTGCCGTCTAGCTGAAAACCTCCTGTGACCTGCAGTTTGCTAACAACGACGGATCCCGTACCATTTGGCGTGATGTTAATGTTGCCGTTGGTGTCAGTGCTGCTGATCGTGTTGCCATCGACCTGAATGTTGTCGATGTTTAGGATTGTCGGGTTAGTACCAATCTCAACGACGGTACCACTACCGTTCTTAGTATATAGGCGCTTGTCAAATGTGTTGACGGCCAATTCTGCACCGCCAGCTGCATTAGTTAGGTCACCAGGAGCCGGTGCCCCAGTAGTGTCCTTCTTCTTGGTCAGAATGGTTGTCATGCGTAAGTTCCTCCAGGGATGGTGTCAGTCCAAGTGGGCGAACCTGTACCCCCTGAGATTAAAAAATAACCAGATGTTCCAGCTGCACTAAAGTCATAAGCGGAACCTGTCCCGTAAGCCACGGCCCCCGCTGTTGGTGTTGCTGTAGCATTGGTGCCTCCATTAGCAATAGGTAATGTTCCACTTACGTGGGTCGTCAAACCAATCTTACCATAACTTGGAGCCGCTCCAACACCACCGGAGATTAAAGCATTGCCAGTTGCCACATCAGACAACTTAGCCAGGCTAGTAGTTGTATCAGCTACTAAAAGATCCCCAATCGTGTAGCTAGATTGGCCGGTACCACCGTAAAGGGCCGCAATAGTGCTAGCGTTCCATGTACCTGCTGTCAGTGTACCAACCCCGGTGATCCCAGTATATGAGCCGCTGATATAGGCCGATCCCACAACGCCCGAGGTGATCTGGTTGCCATCAATAGCAATCGACACCGTAGCGGCAGTCGTTAGCTGCCCTTGGGCGTTGACTGTAAAGGTGCCCACAGCCGACGACGAACCATAAGCCGCCGCAGTTACCCCGGTGTTCGTGATGCTAAACTGACTACCAGTGAGGGTCAGCCCAGTGCCTGCCGTATAAGTTCCAGCCCCAGAGAACTGCTGCCAGACAATAGCATCGGTGCCGACAATCGTGACCAGGTTAGTCTGCACCCAGCCCGTATTCGCATACTGAGTGCCGTTAGACACAAACGTAAAGTCACCGCTGGCAATCTCAGTCGAGGTGTCAAAATCCGTCGCCCGAGTCAGTACCGTTCCACCAGTTGCCCAAGTGTAAATACCGTTGTTTGCTTGCGTGGCTTCGTTCTTGACCAAAATCCGGTTAGTCGGCTGCAGGGTGTAGCCATCAAGAATCGTCAGCGGGTTCGACAAAGTCAGCGTGGCGCCTACCCCTGCCGTGCCGTTGTTGTAGGTAACCGTACCGCCGGTAATCGACGCCAGAGTCCCCGTAGTCGCTGCCGCGCAAGACGCATGGACATGCAAACCCTCAGCTACGGCATCAACATATTGCTTGGTCGCCAACTGCAAGGCCGCAGTCGGGTCTTGCGTAACGGCTACCGAAGTCAGCCCACCTAAAGTCGCTGTCGAGCCGCCTAGAGATACGGCCGTCGTGCCAATCGTTATCGAAGAGTTATCAAGCGCAACATTTGGGATGTTGGTTAATGTGTTAGTGGCGCCGGAGATCGTCTTATTTGCCAGCGTCTGGGTACCATTCAAAGTCACGACGGTCGAGTCAATTGCAATCGTGACGGCTGTCGAGCCATTAAAACTAGTGCCTTGTAAACCCGTCCCTATTGTTAAGGCGGCAGTCGTACTAGCGGTGATTGTCCCAGAGGCCCCAAGAGCCACCGAAACACCATTAAACGTCGTAGACGAGTTGACCAGTGACGAATTTCCAATGTTCGTCAGCGTGTTGTCAGGACCATTGATGGTCTTACCAGTCAACGTCTGGATACCTGTCAACGTTGCGACCGTGCTGTCAATGCTGATGGTCTTGGCTGTTGATCCATCAAATGTTGACCCAGAATTCAGTTGGAGACCGGTTCCGGCAGTCAGCGCAGCTGTCGTACTAGCGGTGATCGTTCCAGATCCACCCAGTGCAACATTGACCCCGTTATACGTGACAGAACTGTTGGTCAGGGAAGCATTACCAATGTCTGTAAAGGTATTTAACGCCCCTGAAAGAGTCTTGCCAGTCAACGTTGCAGGAATGTCGGCATTGACTAATAGCCTAAACGTGGTCGGTGCTGGAGAACCTGACGTGGGACCTGCATATACGTAGTTGGCCGGTTGATCTACAACAATTAAAGCAGATCCCCAAGTCGGCGCAGAAGATCCCCCAGACAAAAGAACTTGACTTGGAAGTCCTTGAGTAGTTTGTGCAAAACCGGTTCCGTCGTTATACCAAACGGCACCTTGGACATTATTTAATACTTGTTGACCCGTACCGCCTTGTGTCAGCGGCAAGATACCTGTGACCTCAGTTGCATCTGCTAGGTCAACGGCTGGGTGAACGTGATCTCCACGGGCAGCTTCCGAAGCCACACCAGACGTGGCAGACCCTACTGCAAGAGGTGTTGCATTAGAAAAATTGACACTCAGGGTCCTGTTAGCTTGAAGATTTCCGCCGCCAGTTAAGCCAGCGCCTGCAATGATCTGCCTAGTATCAGGAACATACCCAGTGATGACTAGGGAGGCCTCAGTGACATTTGTGACCTGACCCTGAGCATTTACTGTCACCACAGGAACCATGGTCCCGGAGCCATACGTACCAGCCGCAACGCCTGTTGGTGCAAGCTTGTCCGTCGTTACGCCTGCCGTAGCAATGCTCAAGGTACGGTCAGCAGACAAGTTACCGCCACCTTGCAGGCCGCCACCAGTGCTGATCAAGCGACTTGCAGGAACTGAAATGGTCGACTGGAGGTCAATAAACTGAACCTGATATGTGACCCCACCAATGACGCAAACCATTGTGGCCGTCGGCGTCGGGTTTGGCGCAACGGGAAGATCTGTGATCTTTGTCGGGACCAGATTTGATGGTACTGTCGTCATTACTCAGGTTCCGGAAAGAGATAGCCGTTATTTGAACTGATCAAGAAGTTGTTATCATCTTCTGTGACTAGTCCATCGGGATCGCTGTACAACGGAGCATCTGGCCTGACAAAAGGCAAGACGATTTGATCGGGTTGGCGAGGCGGCAGACGATATGGATCGAGATTGTCAAGATCTTCTTTGCAGACTCGAAGCCCTGGTGAATTAGGGTCGGAGTACAAAGCATCAAGCGACATCTTCCGCCGACAGCGATCACACACGCCGATACCCAGCGTGCTATTGCCGCGGGTGTCTAACCAAATGCTCATCTCGTGTACACCGCAATGTTTGGCGTGAGATAGATAGGGCTATCGTCACGTTCTTCATTCTCTGCTTCGATAAGGGCTCGTTGTGCCTTTTGATCCAAGATTGAGATCATCTGTGGATCAACAGTCGGAATCTCTTCAGCAAGCTTAGCAGCTAGCTGATAGACCATGGCGTCATACCAGCGCTGTGGTACCTCAATCTCTTGCGTCAAGTTACCGACGTCCATGATGTATCTCTTGATCCAGACGACGACTTGCGCAGTCACAAACTGGGCAGATGGCACAGGCCATAGATACAAAATCGGATTATTCAGCTGACGATTGACCCAGAATTGTAAAGGGCGACCTTGAAACTGCTTATTTGGCAAGTTCACATAATCATCACGGTTTAGGCGAGCCATCGGAATCTCTGTAGGCGTGTTGCCTAAAAAGACATTGGCTGCATTTAAGTTGCCCGATGTTGACCTGACTCTGAAATAAAATGTGGCTAGCGCCCCTTCAATGTCGTACCAGGTGTAAGTCCCGGTTCCCGTACTTGGATTTGTTTCTGTACCAACAGTTGTCCAAGTAGTTCCATCGTCTGAGGTCTCAAAGGCAACGGACGTTGATAGACCAGACCACTCTATACCGATATTCGTGACCTGGGTCTGGGTCGCGAATTCGGTGGTAACAATGGTTGATGTTTGGGTCTCAGTGCCACTGACTTGCTGCAGGGTGCGTAGGTTAGTGTTGAGAATGTCGACGATGCCATTTGGCATCTCGATCAGGCCCTGAGCCTCATAGAGAGGCATAAGGTACCGCTCGATGCACCAGAGCTGCAGGCCTCTGTTGGCCAGGGCACTGAGAATGAGATAAAGATTTTCGAGAGCAACTTGCAATTGCTCGGAACTGACGCCCTCAGGCGGTAGCCGGCAACGACGAAACGCGTGGTCTACGACCTTGCGAGTATTGAATACCGTCTGACTAACTGTGCCTGAAACTGCCACCGGATCTGCTCCTCGAGAAAATAAGTGGTTTGCCGATTCAGCAGACCCGGAATGGTTTATTAAATTTTACTTCATTCGTCCAACTTTGGGCATCTTAGAGAACGTGGGCACGCCACCTCGTTTGAGTCTGGCAGCAGCTCCTGGGCCATGGGCCTGGGAAGCCGGCATATCGGCATGCTTTTTCAGCTTAGATTCAACCGAACCACCGCTTTTGTAGTTCTGGCGGTTGGTCATCCTAGCCCGTTCAGCCTCTGTTGGGGCAGCACCTGCACGATTTCTTATTTCCCGGTCGGCTTGCTGGGCTTTGCGGATCATCTCCATCTCCCGCATGCCTTGAGTAGACCTTGCTCGCTCGCCTTCGGTGACAGAAGAGCCATATTTGCGGCTTAATTCTGACAAAATGTCCTCATTCGCCTCTTCTCGTTGAGAATCGCGCGCTTTTGGCATAGAAATTTGGCCGCCATCGGCCTTTTTAGTGGCTTTTCGGCCTTCGGACAGGGCGATTGCAATGGCTTGCTTAGGATTTTTCACCACGGGGCCATTTTTTCCTGAATGCAAGGTCCCTTCTTTGAATTCGGACATGACCGTGCCTACTTTTTTCTGCATCTTGGTCTTACCGCCATCTTTCATGGCAGTTGGCTCAGTCATCTCGTGCTTAATCATCTCCATGGGCGCCTTGGCCTTACGGAGCATAGAAACTTCGGCCTTTTTTGTAGCCGGAGTATCCATTTCGCCCTTAACTTCACGCACTTCGTGCTTAATCAGGGCCTTTGGAGCGCCTGCTTTTTTCAAAAGAGCAACTTCTCGCTTAACGACGGCCTCTGGCTCGCGTTTTGCGGTCATCTTTTGATCATTTTTGGCCTGACCACCCTTTTTCATGCCGTGCGGCTGATCATAGGTTGCCTTAGATATGCCCTTAGTGGAGCGATATGAGCCTGTTGTGGGCCTAGTATTAGGCTGGGAGAATGAAAAGTCACCGTATTTCAAAGTTTTTCCCATGTCATTTCCTTTTTGCGGCAGCCCGCATGTTATCAACGAGGTTGGGATATGGGCGTCCGGCTGCTTTTGCTGAAGCCTTGGCGCTAGCTTTTGCAGCAGGCGAAAGTTTTTTAGGTTTAGGCAGATCCTTTGGCCTTGGACTATCCCAAGGTGCTTTTACTTTGCCTCCGCGCTTGAAGGCCATCTTTTGTCCGATCATGTCAGCAATCCCATTTGTTAAGTGCAAGAGCCTTCCTAGTAGGCCTACCCTTGTCATCCTTCATAGGGCCTGGCATACCGGACATACGGGCACAAAAACTTTTACGTCGGCCTGCTGCTTTTGGGCTTTTTGCAGCTTGTTTTGAAGATACGGGAGGCTTCAAGTCGCCGCCGGTTTGTCGATTGTAAGCATCTCGACCTTTTTGATTCAACCCGCCCTTAGGATTTTGACCTTCTTTGCGAGCCCAAACTGCCCCGCCTTTTGCAACAAATACGGTCTCACCTTTTTTACCAAACTTAAAATCGTTCACAGCCATCATTGCACCTGTGAAGCAATGAAGATCGCGGACGGTATTGCTGGGGCCGCATACGGAGATACTTGAGCAGCATCGTAACGAAGAGACACGGCCGTATTGTTTACAGCAAATATGTATTGCAGGTAATCTCCTGCCGTAGCGTTAAAAAACGTATTTAGTTCAAAGATGGTAGTGCCACCATCGGCTGCTTTTGGCACTGAAATAATTGAACCTGAGTTGGCTATGTCGCTTCCATTCTTGCGCTGCCATATACGCAGCGTGTGATCAGCCGCGTCAGAATTGTCCACTTGCAAGTTAATACTAACCTCATAAAGGCCTGTATTTGCAAATGTGATCTGAGTCGGATTACTACTACCGTCATTGACGACACTTATGTCATTTGAAACATCAGTGGTGCCTAGTCGCACGGCTGTTGGCGTGTTGAGCGCTGCCGTTTGATCAACGAGACTGTATGCTTGAATGTAAGCGTTGTCGAGAACGTACTCTTTGATTTGGGTAGCGGTAATCTTGACTGACGAAGCGGTTTGCACCGCTTCGAACAGCTCTGTCCCGATCAGTGTTGTCCCAGAGGTTAGGTCTGTGATCTTGACGTTTGCCATGATTAAGCCGTAGACTGTTGGGTAATGGTCAGACGAATCGTGCCATCGCCAGAGTTGATGACGTAGCGAACAGCCCGCATCAGGGTCGTGGTGAATGCGGTATGGTCAACTGCGCAAGTCGTGAAGGTCGCGTCAGGATGAGCAACGGCCTGGTGCACGAAGCTGTTGTCGAACGGATCCTCGTTGGTGTACTCGATAGAGTAATCCACGGTTCCGCTGACAGAAGCCGAAATGCTGGTTACCTGGTTCGGCGTGTAAATGTCCAAGGGCATCCACGCGCTGTAGCCAGATTGGGCGTTGCCAACTTCGACGTCGTCAGAAGTTGCACCATCTGCGCTGATCGAGGTGATCGTTGCGAAGGTGAGGTTAGTCGTGACGGTGCCGGCGTTTCCGCCCGCAATAGTCTCGCTTTGGGTTTGGCCAGAAGGTCCTGTGCCGGTAACCGTAAAGTTCACGCCAGTTTCGTCGCCGACTGAAGTGATGGTCACATAGCAAGGAGGATCCAACGTCACGGTGGGCGAGACCAGGGTGAGGTCGCCAGCAGCACCAAGCGTCTGAGCTGCCGCCACCGAATCGGTAACGGCCGCAGCAAAGCTCGGCGTGATGATCTGAATTGGTCTCATGCTTTTCTCCTATGGTTAGAAAGCCGGGGACTGGCCCCGGCAGTTCATCAAGCCTGGGTTACACCCAAGGCGCCCGTACGAGTAGCATTCGGACCAGTTGCAATAGCAGGCAGCAGGATGCCCATCACCAAGCGACGAGTGCCGTTAGGTGCAGATGAAGGCACATAAGTGCCGCGAACGTCACCTGATGTAGTCGTCGCAGTAGTTGTCACTGCAGCCACAAAGGTGCCTGCATCTTCAGCAAGAACACCAGCCCAACCTGCACGAGCAATGTAGCCTGCGTCAGTGATACGGACAGGAGAACCCAAGATGTCGGTAGTACCGACAGCAATTGTGCCGCCGCAGTCGCCTGCCACTGCAACCTGGGTGACTTGGAAGAATGCTTTCTTGCCATTCACGGTGGTTGATTGAGTAGTGCCAGTTTGAATTACTTCAGACATAGATTGGCCATACACATCAAGACCAGATACGGTCACGGCGGTGTCGGCAATAGTACCTGCGCCGATCGTGATGCTCACAGCACGTGGGCAATCAAGTTGAATTGCCGCTACGCCAGCAGCGATGGTCACGGAAGTCGTGCCGGTGCCTGCTGCCAAGGTTGCATTGCCAGCAACCGCATAAGAAGCGGCCGCCGAGATATTGTTAGTCTGTTTAGTCAAAGGAACTACGTCCCAAACATAGATGCGGCCAAGTGGGCCAACACCTTGAGACATAGGGGAAGGATCACCCGCGATGGTCATGCCCATCTCGGTTGTGGCAGATCCTAAAAAGAGATCATCTGAAAACTGAGGCATTTTGTCTTCTCCTTGAAAAGCTTGACAAAAATTAAAAATATGGGGAACCGACTAGTGCCAGTTCCCCACAAGGATCAAATCCCGGGAGTACCGTAGACGGTACGAGGATCTGTCCAGCCAGGGATATAACGCTCGGTCGCCTTGTAGCGCATGGAGTCGGTTTCGAAATCACCTTCCATGCTCTTCTCAAGCTTGCGACGCATCATCAGCTGCAGGCCGACTTGCGCGTCTGTCTTCACCCACCAAGCAGTGTTTGAAGTCAAACGAGACAAGTTAGCTTGACCGCCACCCAACATGCCCATCGACTTGATTGGGTTAATGTCGTTGTTGCCGGTACCAGCACGCAAGACTGACTTGAGCAATACTTCGGCCTGGAACACGTTGGCTGGGCTCACGACCAGCTTTTCCGGGGTCAGGCGAATACGCTTGCCGTTGTTGTCAACAGCGTTGCGGATCTGAATCAAGATCTGCTCAAGCGAGGTTTGCGACAAGTTAGCAGCAGTGGTCAACTGGTTGCTGAACGTACCAGAAGCGATCGGGTGTGCTGTGTTAACCAGCGACACGCCATCACCACCGGTATACGAGCCGTTGAAGGCACGGTTCAGGATGTTGGCGCACAGAGTCTCCTTGGTCTCGATCAGGGACTGTGCCAAGTGCTTGGCGTAAGTCTGACCGATGGCAATGTGATCGCCATCTTCTACGAGAACCTTGGTCAAGGCAAACGCCAGACCGTAGACCTTATAGACGTAGCGAGCATTGAACAGGACACCACCAGATTGGTAAGTGACCGGCATGCCGTCAGGGAGTTCAGGAGCCGCACCAAAACCATAGAGCACAGGCTCTTCATGGTAGTTACGGGGAATACCTTGGCGTTCGCTGAATACTTGCTTCCATTCATCGGCGCGTTGGTCGTACAAGCCATCAAACTCTTCATTAAGTATGGGCTCAACAATGGACCGAAAGTCCGTACTTCTCATTGGGACAGCCATGTTTTAGCCTCCTTAGTAAGCGTTGATGGTTGCCACGTTCTGATGCTCGGAAATCTGCACCTGAACAATGGTAAACGCATCGCCCCAATTGTTATCGGGACCTGGAGTGATACCGATAACTCGCATTTGAGCGGTGCTACCTGAAGTGACGACCGAAGCGGTATCCAGTACAGCTTGGCTGAGACCAGTCACGGTGCTACCCGCGGTGATGCTGCCAAAGTTAAACTGGTTGCCGATGTTAGTCACGTTTACGCTGCCATTGGCCTGGATCTGATAAACGATCGTCGGATCAATGGTGATGTAAGCAGTAACGTCGGTCGCTGGCGTGTTAGCCAGAAACTTGTTGGAAACACGACGACGGCCATCGCCATCGGTGAATTCAACGCCTTGGAAAGTGCCGACGAGTGGATCGCCAACGGTCGCAGGAACTACTACACCATCCGAACTAAGTTTGACGGGCTGGTTTTGTAGAAGAGTGACCGCAGCGTTATTCGCCAGCGTGAAGGCTGCTGGCCGGACGAAACCACTTGCGTGGTACACCGGCTGGAAGCCAAAAGGTGCACTGGTAGAAGACATTTGCTAGTTCCTCATAAAGAGAATTGACAATCCCATCAGGATTCTTCAAAGACTCCATGACGGGGGTTGTTGCGCAAGTCCTGCATACCGTCACCCTCAATGATACGTCCACCAGCTGCTGCAGCGCTTTCCTTGATTCCATCTAGGACGGCTGTAAGCTTTTCATCTTCGCGAGCAGGCGCGTCATGATGGGCTTCAGCCATGTAGCGTTGATAAAGAGACATTGGCAACTTAAATGCCAGCATCTCGTTGACACCAATGAACCCTGTCCATTCGCCTGTCTTAATGGTAACGTATTCCCAGCCAGGCACGTCTTCGGGTTTAATAGGTTCATAGCCCAACCGGATTCGCATCTGAATGGAATCACGGGGGTTTGTGGTGGTCAACCAGCAAGTGTGGTATCCGGGCAACTTCGGTAAGTCAGGAAGTGCGTCTTGGAAAAATTGAGATCTAAACATCTCAACGCGGTCGTCATCGCTGATGGCGCGGTTCTCAGTCACTGGGCGATCAGCGGCTGCTCTAGACTGGCGCGAGACGTCAGCGGTTCGTTTCAATCTTTCATCGGTCATTTTCTCACTCCTTTTCAGCGAGTTGCGTTATTTGAATTCTCACGATCCCACTTCGCGTACTGTTTCAAGTAACGCTGACGAAGTACGGGATCTTCCCAGACGCCGGCATCAATCATGGCTTGTTTCCGTTCTGGGGAGATGTAGACTTGTTGGCGAGAAGACGGCGGCGCTTGGTCCCTGCTCGAACCAATCGGCGGGCCCTTGCGACCCCCACGAGAATAGCCATCGTCATTATCCCCGCCTCCTTTAACGTGCGGTAGGCGTTTGGCAACACGCTTATCTAGCTCTTGCCAATACTCCTCTGATTTCGGATTATAGCCCTCTTCCACGAGGGTTTGATCAATTGCAAGAACGATTTTAGATTCTTCATTCCGTGCATTCGGGTCATACCATCGATTCTTGCTGATCCAGTCTTTCGCGTAGTTCGCGACTTCAGGATCTGGGCCCTGCTGCTCTGGTGCCTGGGTATGCATCTCCTGGGCAACCTGAGTCTGCTTGTGCTTGATCATCTGAAGCTGCTGCACTTGCTTCATGGCCTCGTCACGGATCCGGAGAGCCTTGGCTACGTCCTCACCATTACCGGCCTCAACGGCCTGGCCCATGATTCTTTCTGCGGCACGAACTTCTGCGATCTTCTCGTTGAGCCGAACATCGATGTTGCTGATCGTGTTTTGGACAGCCGTCTTTTCGACAGCCATCATACGCTTCTCGAGGTCCTCGTTCCGCTGCCTCAGGAAGTCAAGCTCGCGCTTGTCTCTCTCGATGGCCTGCTTCCGGCGCTCTGCACGGATCTGCTTTTCTTCTCGCCGCTTACGGCGGATTTCCTCGCGATCTTCGTTGTCCTCAGACAAACGGGCATCTTCGCCTGAATCATCGTCTTGGTCGTCGTTGTCCTCAGCCTTTGACTCGACGGGTACAAACTCGACTTCTTGAGGCTTTTTCTGGTCCTCGTCATCCTCTATGAGGATGGTCTCGCCTTTGTTTTCTGCCATTGCCTGCTCCTTTCAGCAGTTAGATAAATGCCCGGATTGTGGTCGGATCTGCTGTAACCTTGCCAATGATGTCTAGGTCGTTGAAGATCACGAACTCGATTTCCTCCTCATTAGACCTGACGGTCCAACGATCGCCGCCATACTTTGGGGTCCGGACAAAGTCCCCAAGCTGGCACCAATGGCCCTCTGGCCAAGATTCCATGGTGTTTCTATTTTTGTAAGCTAGTGGTCCAATAGCTACCACTTTGGCAACTTGTGTATTGCTGGCCTCGGTCTTCCGTGCCTCTTCAGGGATGAAGATGCCGCTTTTGGTTTGGCTCTTGGCCCGACGAATCTGGACCATGACACGGCTGCCAAACGGGATGATCCCAGGATCAACGACCGGAAAGGCGTCGTCAAGGGAATCATAGGCCATACTGATGGGATTTTCAAGTAGCATTCGCTGTTCTCCGTATGCTGTTAAAGTTCTGAGTCTCGCTTGTCTTGATCTCGCAAAAGCTGTTCGATCAGCTGCTTGGCACGGTCTAGGCCTGCGTACACGCCTTGCTGTCTGCCGGTCTCATAGCTGATGTCCTTACCTTCGCCGAACTTCTGGGCCATTGCCTCATGGGCAATACGGGCCTTCTCGGCTTCGATCTTTGCGAAGATCTTGTCAAACACTTATTTGCCTTTGCCGTTAGTCTTGACGACTTGCATCTTAGGCATCTTCTTGTAATCAGCACTAGGCTGAGGCGGCGTTGGGGCTGGATCTTTACCGCTGCCCTGAAGGGACGTTGGGTAAGGCTTGCCCATGGCCATTTGCTTATGCAAGTTGATGGCTTCCATGATTCTCTCCTTATGGACGTGGATTGGGATTGATACCGGTGCCTGTTGAGACACCGACCTTGTCACCCGACGCTATCTCCAAGGCGGCCAATTGCTTAGCTGTCTGGTTGTCGGATTCGTTCATGGCCAGACGAGCATCGATCTCGGCCCTGGTACGCTGGTCCTCGGCGGACTGACGCAACTGTTCACGCTGCAACTCTGCTTGCAGTTTTTCGATCTGCTGCTGCAATGTCATCTGGCGTTCCTGACTGCGCAACTGCATCTCGGCTTGCTTGAGCTCAGCATCGGTCTTCGCCTTCTGCTGCTTAAACTGCGCATCAGCCTGATCTTTCTGCATCTGTGCCTCGATCTGCTGCTTCATGACCTCGACACGAGGATCTGCTGGCATCTGAGGCGGCGGCTGCATCTGCTGGAGCATCTCGATAGTCTGCTGGATGATGGCAGGTATCTGGCTGAAGGTCTCCTGAGCCTGCTTGTTGACCAGTTGACTAGTCGCTGCTAGCATCCGATCCAAGGCCTTCTTCTCCTCAGTTGATGCGTCTTTTTGCAGTTCGCCAATGTCGACCTGGGCAGCATCAGAAGCTTCCTCGAAGATCTGGTTGGCATACCACAAGACCATGTGCTCCTTGAGGTGATCTAGCAAGAACGGCACGGCTTGCATGCCAATGATCTTGTTGCCACCGAACATGGGGTTTGTGATGAAGTCCAAGTGCACCTGCAGGTGAGCCAAGTGATCTTGCTCAGGGAACGCGACAATTGGGCGCTTCATGGTGGCCGCAATGTTCTCGTTGACTGCGTTCAGTTCCAAGGGCTGCTGTTTCGGGAGCAGCAAGTCCTTGCCCTGAGGAATCCGAAGTCTCTGGAGGAACATCTCCTCGACTTTGCGCAAGTCATACAGCTGAGGCATCGCCTGGGCACGGGCCATGACGGCCTGCACCTGGGCAAAACGCTGGGCTTCGCTGAAGATGTTGGGGTCAGAGACTGGCACGACATTCATCGGGCCTTCAAAGTCGCTGCGCTTGACCAGCAACTCGCCAGTCTCGTCAACGACCTCCGATTCTTCAAGGTAAGTCTTGTTCAGGCGGAACAACAGGTTCAAGACCCTGGCCATCGCATCATGCATACGGGCATGAATGGCAGAGAACACGACCATGCCTTGCTCAAGGCGGGCAAGGGTCGTACCGACTGGGGTGTTGGCATTGCTGTCAGCCAGTTCCTCAAACGTGGTCCTGACGACCTGCTGGCTGGCATCGACTAAGAAGCCGAGCAACTGGAACAGGACTGGGCTTGGTGGGTTGTATGGCATCGGCATGAGCATCTTGCGAATGTCATCCTGACCAAACGAACCTTCAATCTCCTTGACTTCTGTCGGGTCAACACGGTCTGTCTGGCCACCGGTCCCTGACTTCAGCTTCAAGAGCCCTGGGAAGTTGTTGATGTGGGCCGAGTCAAGCAGTGCCCTCAAGGCGCCTGTAGCAGCAGCTGACAGGCCACCGATCATGTGGATCATGCCAATGGGGTAAGCACCACGCCAAGGCACGAATGGGAACTCGACCATCCAGAACATCTCCTGTCTGGTCTGGTCATCTTCTTCCCAATTGCGATAGATGCTGAGAACCCGCTGAGTGTTCTTGTCGATGCTGATGATGTATGGAGCCAAGCCGTCATCGTTGCCGATGTCCATGAGCACATAGCACTCAAACACGGTCCTCAGGCCGTCGGTGTTATAGCCATCTGATGCCCGACCTTCGATCTTGTCGTTAGCTTTCTGGGCCTTGGACTCATCAGGCGGTGCTGGGTCTGCACGAAGGTCTGCATCAAGGTACATGCCGGTGTCAACTCGCTTCTGATACTCGATGCGAGTCAGATACTGGACGTGAGTCTTGCGCTCTGACGTGTAGTAATTGGTGGCTGCAAACGGCAAGTAGACGTCGTCAATCGGGACGAACATCGGGACTGGCCGCCTCTTGTTCGGATCCCATGTGATCTTGAGGTACTGGCCGCCACCTAATGGCAACTGGGTCATGAGCTGCTCAAGCTCGGCCCTGAACTCAGGCATCTGAGTCGTCATCTGCCAGTTCAAGTACCTGGTGATGCGCTGCGCTTTCTCAACCTTCTCGAGGGTGGGATCACCGACGATCTTTTCTTTTGCAGGACCGTCAGACGGGAAGATCTCCTTCATGGCCCTGGCTGAGAAGTCCACACATGCTTGAGTCAGCATGGGGTGAACAACCTTTGATGCGCCAGTGAAGGAAGCACCACCTGGGGCGTCGTCACCTAGGCCAGTGCGCCTGAGGCCTTCTTCGTACTGCTCGTCTCGACGCTTACGGGCTTCCTTGTCCTTCTCGATCAGTTCAGAGAGACTGGTGCCAAGGTTTGCCAGTTCCCAGCTAGGCATTGACTCAGCCAAGTTTGCATAGAACTCGGTCTGACCAGGCGGAGTCTTGTCATTGATGGTGATTAATGCGCCACCGTCCTCGGTGTCCTCAACATCGTTGTCTTCTTCCGGAAGCTCGATGTATTCGCCTTGGTCGTCGTCTCTTTCAGCCATTCAAGTCTCCGGTCATGCAGCGTATGGATTCACCAGCCGCGGTTTATGCTCTCGCTCAACGGTCTTTTGCACTGGTTTAGTGACTGAGAGCGTATTGCGGTCAGCCAAGAGCCGTAGCGCTTGAGTCGTACTGTCGACAAAATCATCATGCTTGATGGATCTTTCTCCATGGAAGCTGCAGATTTGCGAGATAAGCGGGTCGGCCCAGGAACGTGGATTCCCAGGCCGTTTGTCGGATTCTACAACCCAAACGAATCCATGTGCAAATAAATGCGAGACTGCGTGAAGTCTCTGAAGCTTGTCAGCATTGCCCGGGTTGTATGGATAAGCCAGGATGTCCTCACGGGACAGCATCTGGCGGAGGCTAATGCCTGAGCCCTTGTCCTCGATGATCAGCAAGTCTGGTGAACGGCCTGTGAGATAGGACTGCTTGGGCCCAACGAGGGGCTTGATGACTGGCTTCATGTCATCGTCGCCATACCTGACAACCATCTCTTTTTTGACCCGTTCAATTAGGTCTGGCATACCGAGGCGGTCTTGCCAGCAGTCGAGCAGCAAGAAGGCCGGCTTCTTGTCCTGCCTGAATACGCCCCAGACCGAACAGGCCGTGTAGTCTGGGTCATGGCTCTTGCGGTCCGTAGTCTTCTCGCTGAAGGCCGTGTCCAGGCTCATCACGATGTACTCAAAGGATGGCAGCGGCTTGTCCTTAGACCACAGCTTCAGCCAGCTACGCTTGATGATGCCTGACTCTTCAGGATCGATGACCTCGGCGTAGATCTCCTGGCGGCCTAACTGCGTGCCTTCATACTGGGTGATCTCCTCGAGGAACGTCTTAGCCAGGTTCTCGGCATTGTCATAGGTCGAGCCTCTGGTCACCAGGACCCTGGACTTGGGCTTCTCGGCATCCTTGATCAGCTTGCGGACCAGCTCAATGGGCCTTGGGGTTGTGGTCACCACGACCTGGGGATTGTCCCCGAGACGTAGGCCAAAGCGCATCATGTCCCAGGTCTCCTCGACGTATTGCCAAGCAGCTAGCTCATCACACCAGACTCTGTGGAACTGTGGACCACGAAGACGGCTAGGTTCCTCAGCAGAGAAGCCACTGATGATGGACCCATTTGTCATGGTCAGTTCAGCCAGACTCTTGTTGTAGCTCTCAATCTGGCTCTGTGGCAAGATGGACAGGAGCCCAGATTCACCCTCAAAGCAGACCCGTCTGACGTCAGAGCTAGTCGGAGCAATGACCCCGCATCTGACCCCTTGGTTCGTGACCGCGTATTTTGCGATGTCCTCAGCGCCGGTCCTTGTCTTGCCAAAGCCGCGTCCTGCCAAGATCAGCCACGTTGACCAGTCACCCTTCGGGGTCAGTTGTTCAGGTCTTGCGGTGGCTTTCCATTTAAGTTTCCAAGCCAGCAACTCAAGGTCCGACACCTCCAGCTGCGCGAGGCTGGACTGGATGGTCGTGAGTTCTGTCTTCGACAGGATCATTTCGTGTTCAACTTCTCGATGAGTCCGGTGATCTGCTCAATAAGCTCGAGCCGCATCTCAAGGGGACCGCCGTCAGGTCCGGTGATCTCGACGGACTTCTTCTTGGCGTAGCCGTACTGAACCAGCTCCTTCATGCAATCCTTGCGGACCAGGAGATCGTGAGTGGGTTCAAAAGCCATCTCGGCCAGGGCCTCGAGAGGGTCACCGTGCTTGTCGACGATGCGGTCAAAGGTCTCCTGCCTGAGGATGTTTCTTTTGTTCAGACTACCCTTTTTGCGCCCGGAGCCTTCTGGCTTCACTCCTTTTTGGAATGGCATACTTGTACTCCTTGCATTCTATGCAACCTCTATTTTAGTACGAAGGCTGAAAAAGTGTAAACAAGGCAACTCAAAATCCCTATATAGCATATTTTTTAGCCAAAACAGAGTGTATCAATACAGAAAACTAATTATTTTAGTATCGTTCGTTCGATTTCATAAGAGTCCGCGCACCGAAAACAGGCTGGACTAATACACTCTGTTTTGGCTCTAAAACTCCTATATAGCGTTTTGACAGGTGATTACATTGCTTGCATTTTTAATTTATAATTCGCTCACCAGAGCTCACGAAAGCAAAACATGTCCCGGCCTATTGAAGCAACTTCCTCGTTAGATCTAGACACCATTAAGGTACTCCTCTGGGCCAGCGAATATGGCACCGGTCAGCCCAACGTCAGTAGACTCTATGACCGCGAGTCAGTTGACGGTTTGACATTGAGTCGGGGGACCTTTTTCAATGCCGTGAAGGGCCGAAAGGTTACCAATCATGTCATCGAAAAGATCGACGAACTCATCGCACTACGCGGTTGGAGGTCCAAGTGGCTCGATCACTGTCGTGAGGAGCATCGGCAGCGGGTTATCCGTGCTTTTGGTAGTCCTCAGGCCTTCTGTCAGGTCTGCGGCCATGCCTGTCCGAACTGCGGAAACCCTAAGACTCAGCGTCGTCGGGAGGCCGTCAAGGCTTACTTGAAGATCGATCCGGTTGATCTTGGCTGCAGGGTCGTGTCAGACCCAGAAGAATAGGGGAATAAAAAACCGGGCCTCAAGGGCCCGGAAATGCCGGAGTGGCAACTGCGGCAGGGGAGACTATAGGTTAATCATACAGCCAAAACTTCCTAGTAGATACCCATCCAGATGCAGATTTGTAGCACTAGGACAATAGCCACGATGACTAGGCCGGTCTTTCCCCTGTACAGCCATTCTTTTTCAAACCATGTCTTGAGCCATGGGCCCAGGATCTTAGGCCTTGTGTAGTGGCAGTCTCTGCCTTGCCTGCAGTCTCCATGGCATTCAGGGCACACAGTTATCCTCTTGTCAATATCACCACGATGGCTGCCAAGATCCCAAAGATCACGTCACTCATCTTCTTTCCTCCTATCTTACTCTTTTTACGGTCAAAAATTCTCATTGAAGAACTTAGCCACGTGGTCTCGGAAAAGTTTGAAGTTAAATTCTCCACTTTCCCCGGACTCGTGGATGATCACAAGTTTCTGGTTTGACGGGTCGACCTTTATCGCGAAGTCTCCAAGGGTGATGGTGTTCACCATCTGGAGGACTTGTTCTAGGCCCTTCTTGTTGACAACCACAAAGTCTTCCGAGGCCATCGGTTCTTGTAGCTTGTCTGCATCGATCTCAATTTCCATGGTTTTTCTCCTTTAGTTTTGTTTCAATTTGGTCGTTCATGATGCACCTCTCTCACGGATAGCAAAGGCACAACTTACCCAAGACGCATCGGCTCGTTTGCCTTCAGCCTCACACACCTTCGCACACGCCTCGCGCTCTGCTGCG